CTCATACCTTTCATCTTCAATTTCTTGCAATAAGTAAGAATTTGATGTTGAAGTGACTCCGACGATGTTATCAATCTGTTTGTAAGTGACTGAAGAGGTCGCTGTTGATGAACTTTTAACTTTAACCTTAATTGTTGATGTATCAATGAATGAATTATCAAGAATAAATCTTTGATTAAACAAAGAAGTGTCAACTGTAAAGTTTTCACTTACAAAAACACCTTCATATATTTCAATATTACTAAATTCCGCAAATCCGTTCGTAACAGGGACTGTAATATCCTCTGGAATACAAAATATGTAGTTTGTGTTGTCACCAGCACCATTACAGACAACACCAGAGTTTAATGTGAGTGTTGATGTCTCTGTGAGACCAGATACATTGAAAGATATCTTTGCTCTTGCGGATCTACGAGATCTTGGAACGTAACCAATGTTTCTAGCGAGTGAGACAACGTTTTCTCGAAGTGTTGCAGAGTCAAGAAAACATTCATTCGCTGCCATAT